TGCTGTTGCGGATCATAATCTCGATATCACGTCCGTTCGAAGAAGGCCGCGCCTGCACGTCAACGCCTGCCTGATTAATGATATTAACGTTTACCGACGTGCCACCGCCGCCAGACATCACCGCGCCATTCGGAACAATAGATCCAGACTGCCCCGGCATAAACAATTCCGGCCCACGCTCGCCTACGACATAGGCCTTGCCACTGGCAACACCGCCGCCATCGGCGCGAAAGCCTCCGAAGATGTCTGAGAATATACTGCTTAATGATCCGCCCAGATCCCCTAGAATGCCGCCAAGTATAGAAGTGCCTGTCTTTGCATCTGTTGCTGTCAGGATGCGGCCAATGTCATCAATCACAGAAGATGCAAAACTTTTAAAATCGAATTTACCGTCTTTAAGGCCTTCGTTCATATTGTCAAAGAGACTTTTGAAAGCCTCTTGCGAACTAGTCAATTCTTCTCCCAGCTTTTTGACCTCTGTGGTTGTGTTCTTTATCAGAGCTGGCGCATTGGTATTGATCTGCGGGCCCGGCGCTGTTTGTGTTGTTGTCGTTACGGTTGGGTTTCTTGTCTCATTGAAACCCACGCCTTGTGCACGCTGGCGCATAAGCTCCGTGCGTTCGGCCATCTTTCTTTGAAGCCGCTCACGAATGCCAGCCTTCATAAAATCAGGAGTGCCATCGCTATAAAGCTGAGTATTTAAAAGATTTATCTGATTGTTAAGATCTTTAATATTAGATGTATCGATGCTTTTCGAAGCCATCTGATAAAGCTGGCTCATTGCTTTTACGGCGGCTAACAAACCCGTAGCAATTGTTCCCACTAAAGTCCCAAGGTCGCGAAACGCCTGTGCCAGTTCTTTATCTTTCGCCATCGTACTGAATTCAGAGAATCCATCCGTGAATGGACCAAGAACGCCGATGTTGAAGCTTGTTTCAAGAACAGTTTTCAAGGAAGCAAAGCTATCTTTTGCCTGCGCAGCTTTGGTAATCATTTCTTCAGACATCAAGCCACCAAGTCCGCGCAGCTCGTCGCCATATCTATTTATGCCATCAACACCCTCGGCCAAAAGCTTGGCCATGACGGGACCCGCCTGTTTTCCGAACAGCTGAGCCGCAATTGCTTGGCGCTCTGACTGGCTGCCAATTCTTGAAATAGCATCAATCGTTTCATTCAAGACTTCGTTTGTCGGGCGGATATTACCAGCGCTGTCTTTAATCCTGACACCCAGAGCCTCAAATACTTTTGCCGTCTCGCCGCCCATGACCGATGCGTTACCAAGGCGAGTGCTGAAAGCCGCCAATGCAGCATCCGTCTGGTTTATTTCTACGCCGTTTTGCTCAAAAGCATAGCGCAAAACTTGTATATTCTCAGCCGTAACGCCAACCTGATCACGTAAATCACCTAAAGCCGCCGCTGCATTCAGAGCTTTTGTTGACAAAGCAAAACTCGCCGTTCCAATCGCCGCTGACGCTGCGCCATAGGTCTTTGCTGCAGACGCAAGACCAGCAAATGACTTCTTTAATCCATCTAAAGAATCGCCAATCTTTGCGACTTCCTTATCCGTCGTGGCACGAGCTTTTTTAAGCCCATCCTCATAGCCGGATATATCGGCTTTCATCCTGACAATAATGTCTTCAAGTTCATCAGCCATCCGGGAACTTTCTCATCATTTCTTCAAGAAATTGCTTGTCAGGTACATCGTGTATTTTTTGCCCGCTATGGCCATTTGCAAAAAGCCATCCGTCTATCGCAGCACACACATCCTGAAACGTTGCGTCCCAGAATGCCTGTGCAGTCCAGCCGATTGCGCCCGTGCAAATTTCTTGCATCCGCCTTATGCCGATGCTGCCGGGCGCTATTCTTCCCCCGGCTTAAGAGCCTTCAGGTTATTGATCTGTCCGCTCAAAATAGGCACTAGGATTTTTGATGCCAAGACAGAAACGCCGGATGCGCCGTGATCGATCACATAGTTTTCAATATCTGCATCTGTGACGCTTTTATCTGCCGTACGCAAAGAAATCTTCAGCACTTTTGCCAAGTCAGTGATCTTGGATTTCTGCATAAAAACAGCTTCAGCAAAACCCGTCAGGGAACCTACAGCCTCTTCAAGTTCAGCAATCAGATTCATGCTCACGCGGACCGTGACTTCTTGATCACCGAATGTCACGGCCACTTCGCCCCGTTGCTTATTTGCCATTAGGTGCCAGCCGTGAATGTGCCAGAGCCGCTGCGAACAAGAGTGACAGAGAATGTTTCGACCCCATCGTGGCTTCCAGTGCGGGAATAATCCTGCACAACAAACCCAGCCGCATATTTGTCGCCATTTGGAAAAAGGAGTTCGTAGTTCTTTTTTGTCCTTGCAAAAGCTTGCGCGCGCAACGTTTCTTCGGCGATAGCATCTTTAAAAACTCCATCCCCAGAAATAGTCAGGCTTTGCACCCCAGCGTCGGCAACAAACGATTGAATTCCGTTATCATCCATCGTCGTGGAATCAACTGGATTGTTATTAACGGAAACCGCATTTGTGCGAATTGCGCCAATTGTGGCGAAAGCTTCTGTTGGCGATGCTCCGTCACCGATTTTTAAAAGAAGATCACGTCCTTTTCCTGCAGCCATTTATCTCTCCTATGTTGTGGGTTCTGTTCTGATTAAAAAAGTCTGTTGCCCGTAGTATGTAAGACCGTCGCTGTCCTGCGACGTTGATGAGCTAACAAACAAAGTATCTATGTGGTGCTGCCCGGTGATCGTCAGGGCTTGTCTGTTTAATGCTTCGTATATTTTTTCCATCATCTGACGGATTTCACGACGCCCGCGATTACGTGACCAGCAATAGACGTTTAGAAAAATCTGCATGCCTGTAAAAGTCATGGTGTCCATCGGCGTGGCGTTCATTTCTCCCAGAACAACATAAGGGTATGTCGTGTCCTGTGGAACGTGGTCGTAAATCCGCGTCGATGTGATCGCCGTCAAAGCGGTCGCAGCATCCAGCTTGGCCTTAACAGCCTGCTGAACAGCCCATTGTGATTCCGCGCTCACGATATTGCTTTCTTGGCTGCCTCAAGGGCCGCCTTCAGCCTTGCAATAAAAACAGGCTTAAACCTCTTTGCGGCAGGACGAATGAACGGTCTTTTGTCCATGTGTTTCGTGCCGTCTTCAAGATAGCCTGCTTTTTTAAGGTTCGATCCAACCTCTAGCCCCATGCCAGCATTGATCTGGCGATGAAAGATGCTGTTATCCAACTGGCCGGTGTCTTTCTTGGGCGGCTCTCCGCTTGCAGAAGCCCGGTGTGACACGCCGCCGCGCACGTAAAGAACGCCAGAACGCGGGCCTTTCGTGATCAACTCAATCATATAGTTTCTCAATTCTTCGCCAGTCAAAGACACGCCTGTAACGACAAGCTGTTTCGCCATATCCGGCAAAGCGACCAGCTGACGTGAAAGTTCTTTTGTCCCTGTGATTTCGGCGGAGACCTTCATATCGCCACGCCTTCTTCACAAGACAATTCAATCCAGCGGTCTCTTTCTTCGATTACCTTGATACCGCGAACATTAAAAACACGTCCGCCATAAAGAACACGTAACGCGCCAGTGATGTCGCTGCGATATCTGATCGTGATACGGTGCGTGATGCTGACCTGCAGCTGCATAGAGCGCAAATTCTCAGCTGTGCTAACAGGAACAATAGACGCCCATATGCTGGGATCCGTCGCAACATTCGTCCATGTGATGGTAAAGCCCCCGCCCCCATCTGCTACGCGCACTTCTTTTTGCAGCGTGATCCGGTGGCGCATCTTTCCAATCATATCAGCTTCACAATTCGGTACTGGCCAAGAATTCTGTTGGCGCCAGACACGTTCGCAAGACCATCTACACTGGCTTCCCAATGGTCGCCGCGGTGCTCGTTCATATGCGCGATCATTCTTAGAATACCTTGCTTGATAGCGGGCGGAACGTCATTCGCCTTGCCGTATCCAGCAATATATTCAATCTCAATTCCGTTTATGCTTTTGGTTGGCAAGGGAACCGTGCCGCCGGTGCGCAAAGCAATGCGGCCTGGCATAGACGCTACATCTACATGGTAGTTACTTGCCGCCCAGATGACTGACGCGTTGCTGTCATCATAAACCTTAACCGCGGTAACTGATTTCAATGGCGCGTTTGGCAATTCCAGATACCGCGCAGGGCTACCGACTTGCGCACCCTCGCGCACACCATCCCACCATTCATTGTTTCCGCCAGGCGTACAGGGCCAGTGATCGAGATAAAGCTTGTATGTCCGGTCTATCAAAGCGCGTGACATGAACTGTTCGGCGGCTG